TATGTGCGAAGCATACCGCCGCCACATATGAGTCAGCGGCAATGCCATCTTTTACTGATAACCCATCATTTAGTCATGATGGCGACACACAACTAAATTTGGTGCGGGGAGTATTATTTACTCCAACTCAAGCGCGTATACAGCTTATGAACGCGTCCGAGACGTCTTGGGCCAACAGCTTAAATGATTCCTGTACACCAAGCGCAACCGGCGATTTTAAGATTGTAATCTCATCATCTCTTGCTTCTCGATTCGCCAATCAGGTTGCTGATAGCGCCGGAGTAAAGATAGTAACGGCGTCATTAAACCCTGCCTCAAGCTCTTATATCGGGAATGTGCTAAATACTGACCCGACAAAATTCTATCAAGAGCAACATTATCTCTATCTGGACTTTGCTGTCGAAGATGAGATTGCATCGGTAAACACAGCAGCTGATTCCATCGCGATTCTTTCTGGGTCGTCAAATGAGGGAGATGTATTAACTGGAGCTGAAAACGATTTCACGTTCCTCTTTGGTCGATTTGATGCAAGGTATACTACACCTCGGTCACCAGGCGTGCTCTCTCAACCGTATGGTGGAACAGAGTTTTCATTATTCCACTTTGAGAGCTTGTCGGATGGAGCTTACGGGAACGATAAGGTCAAGGTGTCGATTGCAAATCTAAGAGCAAGCACAAATAAGAATTATCAATATGGTACATTCGAAGTGCAGGTTAGGGCTTTTGGTGATACTGATTTAGCCCCACAGATTCTAGAAAGTTATCCCGCATGTAATCTTGACCCAACCTCGGAAAGCTTTGTTGGTAGAAAAATAGGCGACTACAAAGCATGGTTCAATTTTGACGCAGAGAATGCTGACGAGAAGAGAATAATAGTCGGTGGAAAATACCCCAATGTTTCGACACACATTCGTGTTGTAATAAACGATGCTGTTTACAAGCAAGAAGTACCTGACGATGCTCTACCGTTTGGGTTCGCAGGAATTCCTGTTCTTAAGACCACTGATTCTTTTACAGATAATGTCTTATCAAGACTACAGGTTGGTCCTGTCACTTATGGAAATTCCGGTAATCCTCGTCTTTATGGCGAGATTGGTACGACTGCACAAAACACATTGACAGGTTCTATTGTTCCGCCTCTACCAATGAGGTTCAAGGTTACTCGCGGCGCTGTCAACAGCGATCCATGGATGTCTGGTCTACCAGGCGATGATGAACGAGTAGATGGCCGCTTCTATTGGGGAACAAAGTTTGAACGATGCCCATGGGGTGCTGATTTATCAAATGCTGTTCTTGATCAGAATGTTTCCTCTCGACCAAATGCGCTTGTTTCGGCTTATACAAGATTCCAAGGTATTCAAAAGCTTGATGTTGTAGGATCCGGTTCAGCCGTTGATCAGTTTAACATGAATAAGTTCTCATTATCAAAGGTTGCAATTGCATTTGCTGGGACGACAACAGCTACCCTTTTACAAAATGTGACTGGCTCTGCAAAAGAGCACATGCTTGAAGCTGCGTATATTCGAAATGGTGTACCTGATTCGCAAACATATGTCGTATCAGACCCAGACGGCGCCGGAAACCGAGTCACATTTGCATCGTTGGTAAATTCTTCCTCGATTAAGTTTAATAGATTTACTTCATACCTGAAGTTTACGATGCCTCTCTATGGTGGTTTCGATGGTGTTAATATTCTAGACAAAGACATGGCATTAATGAATGACCGTGCAGCTTCAACTGATGCGGGTAGTAACTGGACCCAAATGGGTAAGGCGTCTTCCGAGTTTAACCCTGCGACGATTGGTTTAAGTGCCAACCCTGCTGGTTCTGGTCGCTTGAACAACAATATTAATGCTTATCGCGAAGCAGCGGCTATTATGACTGATCCAATGACTGTAAGAAATAATATTCTTGCAATCCCCGGGATCAGGGATTCATATGTCACTGATTGGGCCGCGGTCCGTGTAAGGGATTACTCCATGGCTATTTACCTCATGGATATTCCAGCATGGTCTGAGGGTACCACACGCCTATTCGGACATGAGAATAGGGAAATGCTAGTAAGCGCATCCGTTGCGTTCCCCGATGTGCGTGAAACAGCAGAGCAGTTTGAGTCTAGAGCGATAGACAACAACTATTGTGCCACGTACTTCCCAGACGTTTTTATTAAGGACTCTAATACAGGGGAAGCAGTATTAGTACCCTCTTCTGTTGCCGCGATTCAGGCGCTTGGGTATAATGACGCTGTCGCTTATCCATGGTTCGCTCCCGCAGGATTCAACCGAGGAGGGTTGGGAAGCGTTACAAATACAGACGTAAGATTAACTGCGTCTGATCGTGATGATTTATATGATGTCCGAATTAACCCAATCGCAAATTTCCCGAATGGCGGGTTTGTGATATTTGGACAAAAGACACTTCAATTAGCACAGTCTGCTTTGGATAGAGTTAATGTACGTCGAATGATGCTAGAATTAAAACGCCAGGTTGTGGCTGTTGCTAATAAGATTCTTTTTGAACCGAATACTCCCGCAACCCGCGCAAGATTTATCAACTTGGTCACTCCTTTACTTGCTGCTATTCAATCGCAGCAAGGTATTGAGTCATTCAAGGTGGTGATGGATGGTACCAATAATAGCCAGCTAGATGTTGAAAATAACAAGCTAAATGGTAGGATCATTGTTGTTCCCACTAGGGCGATCGAATTTATTGCAATAGATTTTATCATTACAAACAGCGGCGTAGACTTTGCGTGATATAGTTAAGAGAGAAACAGGAGATTTTTTGAAATGGCTGAATTGACATTTAAGAGCCCTGGGGTTTCTACCAAGGAAATCGATTTATCAGGACCAACACAGGCGGTACCAACTGGTATACCTGCAGGAGTTATAGGAACAGCTGATCAAGGTCGTGCTTTTGTTCCAATAACAGTAGCCACATTCACAGATTTTGTTACCGAATTCGGCAATACCGACGGTACTAAATTTGGCCCAATGGCCATGCGAGCTTGGATGAATTACGCTCGAGCTGGTACTTATCTGCGAATTCTTGGGGTCGGTAATGCGAAAAAGAGAAACTCTGATGGTGACGTTACCAATGCTGGCTTCGCGGTTGGCGCCCAACAGTGGAAAACCAATGGTGAGGTTGGACCTAATGCTTATGCAGGAACAACTTCAGCAGCGAATCCGGGAGTATTAGGTCGTACACATATTCTGGGTGTAATCATGTCGCAGTCTGGCGACTCGTCATTGTTCTCAGCCGCTGGACTTAACAACGTTCATCCAATCGTTCGCGGTATCCTTATGGCACCATCCGGTGTCTTGCCTGCTTTGAGCGCATCAAGAGCGGAAGTCTCTACAACGGTTTCTACATGGTCTGGAAATAACCTTCCCCTTGGTGCTCCTGGAGCGACCAACGCAGCTTGTAGTAATCTTGGGTTTGGAGATTCCCCGAGAAATGCAGGAAGTAACTTTGGTGCTGTTAATATAGCAGGCGGCCGCCAAGAGTTCGTTATGCTACTCAACGGGCATACACATACTGATTCTTACCCAACGATTATCACTGCATCATTTGATCCACAAGTTCCAAATTACTTTAAGAACGTTTTCAACACGGATCCAACAAAGCTGCAAGAAGCTGGGCACTATCTTTATGCTCACTATGACATCTACCCGGCGTTTGCTCAACCAACTGGGTCTAACTTAATGGCTCCGGCTTATATTAATACCGGTGGTGTTGTGGTGGGTGGGACTGTCCACACTGAAGATATTGCGTTCCTGCTTACAGGAAGTTTGGGTCGAGGATCCTATAGCGCGACGAAGCCTAACTTCGATTTATTCAGAGATCGATTCAGAACAGCGGTATCCCCTTATGTGGTATCACAAAAATATGGCGGTAATCCATATAATCTTTTCCGTATTCATGCATTGGACGACGGTGCAGTAGGAAATACTCGTACCAAGATTTCGATTGACAACATCGTTAAGTCAACGAATGCGAATAATCCTTATGGCGCATTTGATCTTCTAGTAAGAGATTATAATGATACTGATGATGAGCCAATAGTTATCGAAAAGTTCTCTAAACTTTCGTTAGACCCTTCATCTGATCGTTATATTGCAAGACAGATTGGCGACTATCACCTATTTTACGATTTCGACAAAAGAGTGGGATCGCAAAAATTGGTTCTTGAAGGAGCCTATCCTAATAAGTCGAATTATATTAGGGTTGAAACTAATACAATGCTTGACAAGAGCCAACTTCCTGCTGATGTTCTACCTGTCGGATTCCGAGGTCCACAGCACCTTGTAACATCCGGTTCGAGTATTCTTGAGATTGGCTCAGCAGACAGTACTCTGAAATCAACTGCAGTTGCAAGTCAACTAGTCCAGCCTCCAGTACCATATCGTATGACTGTTGCGACTGGTGCTACACCTAAGAAGCAGGTTGCATCGAGTCTTTACTGGGGTCTTCAAAATACAGTACGAGATATTGTCGCTCAACCCAATAAGAACGTTCAAGTTAATTCTTCTGTTTCATCTTTCAGCACATATTTTCCCAACTATGCCATCGCGGCCGGTAATCGTCCTGCTATGATAGGGAATAATGAGGGTGCAGCTGATGAAAGCGGTACAATCCTAGATGCCGATAGGTTTAATAACAATCTTTTCTCTCTTGAGAATATCCAGGTTATTGTTAATAGCAATGACAAAGCAGACTCTGCGCAGTGGGCCGCCGCGACATATCGTCGCACGGGCGTTGCAGCTTCATCTATAAGCGACATTGATGGAAATACTTCAACTGACACAAGACTACTAAGCGTTGAAAAAGATTTTGGTCTTTCATCTGCAAGAAGGTTTTTAAAGTTTACATTCCCGCTTCAAGGTGGTTTTGATGGAGTTAATATCTTTAATCAAGACAAGACAGACTTTAGCAATGTTGCATGTATTAAAGAAATGGACCAAGTGACCCTACAAGGAGGGGTCCAGGGTCCAACAGTCGCTGCATATA